CTTCTTGCCGGATCTCTAGCATCTGAATGGGCCATGACCCCAAACAACCAGGCGTCAGCTCTGACTCCTACAAACTTCAATGCCAAGCAGACGAGCTTTTTTGGAAGCCATGATGCCGACGCGGTTCAGACTGGTAACGCCACTCTATACATTCAGCGCGGTCAGCGGCGCGTTCGGGAACTGAATTACTTCTTTCAGGTGGACACCTACCGATCGACCGACATCATGGAGCTTGCCGAACATTTGGCTGGCACTGGTATTGCGAAAATTGTGAATCAAAAAGAAACCATTCCGATTGTTTGGGCGCTAACCAACGGCGGCCGAATTAGATCAATGGTGTACTCGCGTGACGATGCAACTCTGAAAGTTGGATGGGCTCCGCAACAAATTGGTGGTAGAAGCGATTCGAGCGGAACCGCCCCGGTGATAAAAAGCATCGCCGTCATGCCATCGTCCGATGGCTCATATGATCAGCTCTGGATGGCGACTCAAAGATTCATCAATGGCACGTCAGTTGTGAACATTGAATATTTGACCAAGCCCTTTGATGATCAGATGGCGCAAGAAGACGCCATTCAGGTTGATCTTTCTGGCACCTATGACAGCCCGATCACTATCTCAGGCATCACTCAAGCCGGAAGCGCAATCGTCACGGCGACAAGCCATGGCCTCTCAGATGGAGATCTGGTCAAGATCACGAAAGTCGTTGGCCTAAACTCGTCGATCACGACGGTTGACGGCTATATTTACAATTCCAATCTGGTCAATGGCCGAATCTTTAGAGCGGGCAGCACCTCTGCGAATGCCTTCTTCTTGCAGGACATCAACAATGGATCGAGCTATGTCGATTCGAGATCGTACACGCCTTATTTCAGCGGCGGTGAGGCGCGAAAGATGGTGCAGACGATAACTGGGCTCACATGGCTTAAAAAGGAGACCGTCAACATCCTTGCCGACGGGAAGAACCATGTGCCGGCAACGGTGAACAGCGGCGGAATTCTCACTCTCGACTATAAGGCTGCCGTCGTTCAGATCGGGTATGCATTTAATAGCGATGGTCTGACTCTAAGGCCTGAAGCTGGTAGCGGTGATGGCACTTCCATCGGAAAACTTCGCCGCGTGCATCGCGCGGCCTTCATGGTCCACAAAATTGGACAGCTTTCCGTCGGTCCAAACTCCAGCAGAATTGTTCCGCTCAAATATGAAACCTTTGAGATCACGCAAGCTGACATCGCAACGCCACTTTACTCTGGGGTCGTTCGCGAGAGCATTGAGTCTGAGCATGATTTTGAGGGTCAAATCTTCTTTAGGCAAAATGATGCTCTTCCTGGGATGGTGCAGTCGATCACTCCGTTTGTGGAGGAAGTCGATGTTTAGCGCGAGGCCGTTCACTCTTTCCGATGTCATGCCAATGCTCGACGAGCCGATGAACGCCACCTATGCCCCATGGAAGCTCGATGATTATGCATATCCGAAGCGGCTTTCAGCTGAAGGCTCGGCGCTCACGGCCCTCGTCGATGATGTTCCCATGGCGTGCTTCTTCTTCATCGAGCTGTGGCCTGGTCGAGCGTACCTTTGTTCGATCTTTAGCGAAAAGGTGAACAAACATTCAATCCAAGTGTACCGCGGAATGCGCAAGGTAATCCCGGATCTTATTTGGAATCGAATCGAGTTTGATTGTCCTATTGATTTTGAGCTTGGGCACCGTCGGGCAAAGTTCATGGGTTTTGATGTGATGTGCCCGCTTGCTCGCAAATATGGCCCTGATGGCGAAGATGCAAAAATCTTCGAGTGGGTGAGGTAGGCATGGGAGCAGCTGGACCGTTGGCCGTTGCCGGCGGACTTCTTGGCGCATACGGCGCGATTAAAGAGGGTGACGCGAAGGCGGACGCGCTTGAGGAAGAGGCGCGCGCAAGTGAAGAGAATGCCGTAATCTCTCGGCAAGCCGGTATTTACGACGCTCAAAAGCAAAGCCTAATTGCCAAAAAAACGATTGGTGCCATGAAAGCTGACTATGCGGCCTCTGGAGTGTCTTCCGACTCGTTTGATGCTCTGGAGGTGCTCAGGGAGAGCCACACCAACGCCGAACTTGATAGACAAAATATTGTCTATCAATCCGAAATGAAGGCGAAGAATTACTCTCGTCGGGCCAAGGCCGCACGAGAAGGGGCAAGCGCCACAAGGGAAGCGGCAACCATTAACGCTTTTGCATCTCTATTTTCGGCTGGAGCATCAGCATATGCGAAGAGGTGAGGTGATGCATGCCTAAGATCAGGGAATACGCTGCGCCAGAACTGAACTTTCAAGAAGTTCCAATGCAAGGCTACGGCGAGCTTCGTGGTGGAGCGGAAACAGCAAGATCATTTCAGCGCCTAGGTAGCGCGATTGAGACTGGCTCTGAACAAATCTATCAAAGACAGGCCCAAGAAGAGACGTCGGATTTGAACGCTGACTTCTCTATGCTGACCGCCGAGGTCACTGATGAAATTGATTCGGCGGTTCAGGACGGCTCAATCAACTCGCAAGACTATTTGCAGAAGCTTCAACCGAGAATAGACAAGCTCAGCGACGGTATTTCGACTCCAGCAGCTCGTCGCTCGTTCGAGCGAAATGCCGCAAGGCTAACCGCAGTCGCAATCAAAAAAGCGTCCCGCGGCCAGGCGATGGTGGCCGGCGCCAAGGCGCAGGCGAATGTTCAGGCGGAAATCAACAACTACTCATCAAGCCTATTCGTTGATCCGAGCAGTTTTCAAGACAACATCGACGCCATGAGATCTTCTATCGAAGACCAGGTTACGTCGGGAGCGCTTAAAGCCGTTGACGCGGAAAAGCTTCAGATGGTGGCCACACGGGATCTTGCGAAAGGTGCCGTGAGAGGATGGGCAAGGCTCGATCCAGACCTTGCGGAAAAAAAACTCAAGGATTTTCAGCCATACCTAAGCGGCGATCAAATGAGCGAGATGCAGGGCTACATCAATCAAGAACGCAGGGCTAATGCTGCGGAGTTGGCGAGGGTTGAGGCCGCTGAGCGAAGGGCGGAAAAGCTTAAGGGCGATGCCTGGATGGAAAAAAACCTAAATCAGATCATTAATGGCAATCTGTCCACCAAAACCATTCTTTCATCACCTCTTAAGCCTCGCGAAAAAATGAGCCTGATTAATGCGGTTGAGCGCAATGCAAAAGATGGCGGCGGCGCCACTGATCCGAGAGTCAAGAATCGAATCATGCAGAATATCTTGAATGGTCAAATTACGGATGTTCAGCAGTTTGTTGATCAAGTGGGAAGCGGGATAAATCTTAAGGACCTTGGTGAGCTAAATGGTTTCCTGGCGAAGACTCCAGAGGGAGAGGCGCAGATCGAAGGCGAAAAGCGCCTTTTTGAGCTTGCCAAAAAGACGCTAGGAAACAAAGACCCCATGACTGGCGGATTTCAAACCGACGCCGATTCGGAATACAACATCTCCCGGTTCATGGCCGAGTATCAGCGCAAGAAACAGGAAATGATCAAAGCTAAAAAGCCGCTTTCAGAATTGGTCAATCCTGACTCAAAAGATTACTTCGGTTTTCGAGTTAAAGAATTCAAAAAAACACCTCAGCAAATTTTAGAGTATCAAGCTCAGCTTACCAAGGCTCAGGTCGCAGCCCAAACTTCGCAGGGGTCGCAGAAGCGCCTCAAGGTCGTCTCTCCTAAGGGGCAAAGCGGAACGATTCTTGAGGCCGACAAAGACAAATATCTGAGCCAAGGATTTAAGGTGGTTGATTGATGGCTGATGAGGAATCAACCAAGCCAAATTCTGTGAAGATAAACATGTCAAAGCCCTACTTTGATAAGAAGGGCGTTCTTCACTCTCCGGTTGAGACTCCAGAGGAGATTGAAGCCAGCGTCAGCGCGTTTCTCGATGACCCAGCTGCGTTCAGAGATCGCAGCATTCAGTTAGATAAAGACGGTGTTGAAATCAAGCCTGGCCGAACACCGCAGTCTGTTGATCAAGGCAGCTTCATTCCCGACGACCAGCCGCAGGCCAGTTTTCAGCCGGATCCAGAGCCTTTGGCTAGCGGAAGCTTTGTGCCTGATGAGCCAGACACTTCGGCGATGAAGACGTTTGTTAAGGAGAACCTTAAAAAGGCGAGCGAAGAAAAAGCCAAGCGCGAGCCGGTCGATACTTCTTTGAAGCCGGTGCCGGCTGAGGATTGGCTTGATGCTTTGGCGGCGGGCTGGGGCACTTCTGTGTCTGGTCTTATTTCCCGCGGTGAGACTTCGCCTTTGGCTGTGACTGAAGATGCCGGCCGAATGGTAAAAATCGCAAGCCAGATAGGTACAATCGCTGGAGATGTGCCGGCCATGATCGCGGGCGGTGTCCTTGGTGGTCTTGCCGCAGCACCCACCGCGGCCGTAACGGGACCGATCGGACCAACGATGGGCGCTGATTTTGGTGCCAACGCTCTTCCGTCCGCCATGCGGAAAATCATGATGGACCACTATGAGAGGGGCGACATCACAACGGCGTCCGAATTTATGGACCGGCTGTCGGCAACCACATGGGAGACGATTAAAGGCGGTGTGATTGGTGTCGCTACGATGGGCGCCGGCAGAGTGGCAGGACCCGTTGTGGGAAGGGCCGGCGGCGGCGTTGCAACTCAAGCCCTGGCAAAAACTGCCTCAGAAATTGGAACCATGGTGTCCGTAAGCTCGGCCATGGAGGGGCACCTTCCAAATTCTGATGATTTCATTAATGCTGGCATAGTGATTGGTGGACTTGGAGCCTCGCTCAAAGTCGCATCGAAATTAAGAAATCGATTTGTAGAGACTGGCGAGCTACCGCACCAAACGGTTGAGGCGGCCGGCAGAGATGTTGTCCTTAAGCAAGAGCTTGCAGCTACAAACGATCGCTCGGTAGCGCCGCCAAGTCCTGAGCTGCCCAAAGACTTGATGGAGACGCCGCCATCAAAGCTTGCTGCCAAGTGGGACGAGTTTTACACAAAAACATCTAATGGCTATCAGAGAGCCCTTGATGATTTGGCTTCATTCCGGATGGCTAAAGACGCATTGGCTGAGGGCAAGGATATACCAGCCGGATCAGATCCATACATTTTGGCCAGAAATTATAAAGGTATCGAGACCGTTGCTCACACGTTTGAATCCCAGCGCACTTTTGATTTCAAGACTGGCAAGGTCAACGGTGAATCATTGCATCAGATTTATCGAGAGCTTCCTCGTGAACTGAGCGAAGTTGAGCCAACTGAGGCGCAATCAAAAATACTTTCGCGAATAGACCCCGACGAGGTCAAAGGCAAGGACAACGCTTGGAAGCAGCTAAATTCCTATCGCGTTGCTAAGCGTGCGCTCGAGCTAAATGGGCGAGGTATCGAAACCGGGATAGACGTAGAGACGGCCAGGGAAGTTGTTAATGCTGGACAGGACAAACTAGAACCAATCGTAAAAAGGGTGCAAGAGTGGTCCGATCGAGCCCTTCAGTATTTTGCCGACTCTGGGGGCGTATCCAAAGAAGAGCTTAAATTCATTCGCGCAATGAACCAGGACTACGTTCCATTTCATAGACTACTCGAAGATGATCCGTTTTCGGTTAAGGGAGCCAAAGGAACCGGCCTGAGACGCATTAAAGGCTCTAGTGACCTCTTGCAAGATCCGGAAAGAGTCATGCGTGAAAACGTAAAGGCTCTCATCAAAATGGCGGAAAAGAACCGCATCTATAACCGCCTGGTTGATCTTCAGGAAAGCGCTCCAGAGGGCGCACCAAAGATCATGCAGAAAAAATCTGCATCTCAATACCCTATTGAAGTTCAGCAACAAGAAGTCGCTAGGTTTTTGAGAAAGCACGGAGTTGAAGAAGACTCAATTCCCCCTGAAGGGCTGACCATTTTTAGACCAAAACAGGATAATCTTCAGTCCAATGAATTTCAGTTTAAGCGCGAGGCCACTGGTAAAAGAGAGGTCTGGCAAATCCTTCCCGAATACGCCGATGCCGTAAAAGCTCTTGGCTATCGCCCAGCTGAAATGAACATCTTCACCAAGCTTGCAACATATCCAGCAAAGGCTCTCAGGACCGGCACCGCACTTTCTCCTGATTTTATTTTGCGCAATATTTGGCGTGATCAGCTGACTGCCACTGTTCAATCAAAGTATAGCCACCTTCCATTTGTTGATGCCTTAAAGTCTGTAGGCTCTATGTGGAAAAACGATGAAGCATGGCAGTCATTTCTTCAGTCTGGGGCCTTTTCTGGCGGGATCGGAAACCTAAAGGGATTCCTCGATGGCGATCTTTATTCTCTTAACAAAGAAACCGGGTTTATTGATAGCGCGTGGAACGTAGTAAGGCACCCAATTCATGCGCTCGAAATTTTTTCCACTTACGCGGAAAACGTGCCTAGGTTCACCGAATTTAGAAAGTCAGGAGCCGTCGGCGGAACATTCGACGATATGGTTCGCGGAGGTTTTGCGGCTCGAGAAGTTACCGTCGACTTTCAGCGGGCCGGTGAGACAGCTAGAAAGTATTCGCCCCTCATTCCATTTATGAACGTCGGCTTACAGGGAACTGATCGATTCATCCGGCGATTTAAAGAAAATCCGAAGCAAACGCTTGCTCTTGCCACAGCAACTATCACCGTCCCATCAATTTTAAACTGGTATAACAATAAGGACGATTCGAGGTACAGGTCTGCGCCGGCCTGGCAGAAACATCTTTTTTGGCTGATCCCAACCGATCATTGGGAGCAGGCGGCCTCAAAAGAGGATTGGGATTCAAGGCCTAGCGATCTAAAGCGCGTCGGTAGCGATGGACGGCTTGAGGTGAATAATGGCATTGTTCTGCGATTGCCCAAGCCTTTTGAAGTTGGAATATTGTTCGGCACGCTTCCGGAGCTGGCGCTTGATGCGTTTTACAGAAAAGATCCGTCGGCATTCAAGGAATTCGACAACACGGTCATTCAAGCGTTCATTCCAAACGTGGCTCCTACGGCCGCGGTTGGGATTGCAGAGCATCTGTCCAATCACTCTTTTTTCTTAGATTCTGACCTGGTTAGTCCGCACCAAGAGCAGTTTTTGCCAGAGGACCGATATTCTTCATACACGTCCGAGACAGCGAAGCAGATCGCAAAGATCATTGGCTATGTTCCATACCTTAGAGACCTTGGATCGAAAGCAACGCCGCTACAAGCCCCAGCCGTAGTTGATAACTACCTTCAGGTCTGGGGTGGAACTGGCGGGAAATATTTAGTTCAGCTTTCAGACTCGTTATTAAAGGCGACTGGTATTTCAAACAAGCCTGAGAAACCAGCTTGGACGTGGGGAGATACTCCGTTCGTGAAGGCCTTTGTTATGAAGAACCCAAGTGCAAAAACGGAAACGATCCGCGAGTTCTATGAGAGGTACGGAAAGGCTCAGCAAGTCTTTAACTCTTTGAAAGAGTCAGTGAAGCGCCAAGATCAAGATCGTTACGAAGAGATCAAAGCTGTGCATGGCGAAAACCTGATTAGGCTAACCGGCGTTTACAAGGCGCTAGGTGACGCGAATAAGGTGCTCAACAACCTTCAAAATTCCGACGTTGGTCTTGATGGCGAGAAGCGTGATCCGAGGCAAAGAACTCAGCTTATGACGACCACTTACTATCAGATGAACAAGATGGCTGAGTCCGCGCTTCAGATTATGGATGAAATGGAAAAGAAAAAGTGATGCGAATGTGGGGGAGGAATAAATGGCAATCTCGACGGTAACAAACCGGGTAAATTATCAGGGGGATGGCACAAGCGCCGTCTTCGCATTTCAATACGAATTTCAGTCGCCAAGCGATCTTGCCGTCTTCTCTTTTAATTCGTCGCTGACGCCAGCTCAGGTGCAAACCTATACGCTGAATGCGGCCGGCGGATTCGGATACACGATCTCTGGCAACCTAAGCCAAGCCGGAATTTACCCGAACGGCGGAAGCGTAATTTTCAATTCAGCTCCGAACGTACAAACGGCGATCACGATCTTTCGAAGCTCAGCCGTCGTAAACAACCTGACCATTCCTCAGACTGGGCCAATTCCATCAACCGGCCTTAACAATGAGCTCAACTACCTCACGACGCTCATCCAACGCTTGCAAGATCAAGTGACCAGGTCCGTTCGGCTCAATGATGGTATTGTCGGCACTTTTGATCCGACCCTTCCCGTTGATTTTAAATCTTACCCACTTAAGCCCCTGGTCTTGAATTCTAGTTGCACCGGCTGGATCTTTGATCCAACGACTGGCGCCTACATCCCTAATACGCTCATATATGCGGTAAGCAGCACGGCGATTGGCTCGCTGGGCGGCGCGGGCACTGGCTTTTACCTCCAGTCGAACGGCTCTTCACCACCGTCCTGGGGCGTGATCAACATCAGTTCCGCCGCAGTCAGCGCCGGCGCGATCACCGGCGTGCTTCCGCAAACCACCGGGGGAACCGGTAACACGTCGTATATTCTTGGCGGCCTGATCTTTCAAGAGACGCCAATCCAGTTCGGCAGCATCAGCACGGTGGCGCCTCCTGGATACTTGCTCACGGCTAACAGCGGCACGGTGCCAAGCTTTCAATCGTTCGCTGCCAACAATATCAACTCTGGTACTATCGCCGTCGCCAACGGCGGAACCGGCGTTAACCAGATCACCCCGCAATTTTCATTACTCGTAGCTTCATCAACTACCGAGGTCGGAACCGTACCGTCGGCGACCGCCGGATATCCGCTCTTGGCTCAAGGCTCCTCAGTGCCAGTGTTTAGCCCGCTTGATCTCTCTGGAACTGGCGTGGCAAACACTCTCCCGGTCGCGCGCGGCGGGATCGGCGTCGCTACTATAGCCCCACAGTTCGGCATTCTTTATGCGTCGAGCCTGACTGAGGTTGCAGTTATACCTAGCGCCACGAACGGCTGGTTCTTGCGGGCTGGCGGCTCGAGCGCGCCGACGTATGCGGGTCTTCAAACAACCGATATACTCAGCGGCACGTTCTCCGTCGCGCGCGGGGGAACGGGAACGGGAACTGGATACATTCAATACGGCGTCGTTTTTGCCTCTTCCGCCACGCAAATGGCTAACACCGCAGCGGGCGGCGGCGATGTCCCGCTTGTTGGAAATGCCGGCGCGGCTCCATCGTTTAAAGCATTAAACCTTGCATCAGGCTCAAGCGTCACCGGCACGCTTCCGACCGGAGTGGGCGGCACTGGCCGCACGAGCTTTACGTCGGGCGGAGTTCTATTTGGCTCAAGCACGACGGCTATCGGCCAAGGTGTTGTCGGTGTTAATCAGGTGGTAGTCGGCGGCGGCTCGAGCGCGCCAACGACTGTCGTTGGTTATGGGTCATCAGCGCATGTTCTTACGTCGAACGGTGACGGCCTGTTGCCAACCTGGCAGCCGCAAGCGGCCGGGAGCCTCGTTTCGCCAACTTCAGTTTCGGCGAACTACAACGCCACGACATCAGATGTATCAATTTTAGCTAACAGCTCTAATTATACAATTAACCTATACGGTGCTT